GGTTCGTCCATAAGGACTACATAGTAGAGGGAGAGGCAGCGTGACCCTGCGCCAATTCCTGCAAGATAATTTCGGCTGGGATATTTACGACTGGGCCGACGATGAGATTAGATTTTAAGGAGCAAGCAAATGATTGATGCAAAACCACGCTGGACGGTAACGCTGACCTATTACCATGGGGATGGGCCACGCAGCAGCACAATCAACATCCACGAACTTTACGAGCTTCAAGACATCGTAGAGCGCGGACCTAACTTCTACGCCATTGAGAGTATCGTGATAGGGATTAACACTGATGCAGACCACCCCAAGATGACCGTGGAAGAGGCGGCGAAGCAATGACCGCAAACAACTGGCTATTCATAGTAGTCATGGGGGTGCTGGGCCTAACAGGATACCTCATCGCAACGCGCCCAACCATAACGCCAGAAGAACGTAAAGAGATGGAAGAGGAGTGGTGGGGCTAATGAACATCCTAACCATCGATTTCGAGACCTACTACGACCGGACTTTCTCGCTCTCCAAGATGACGACCGAGGAGTATATCCGGGACTCTCAGTTTGAGACTATTGGCGTAGCTGTAAGGCGTAACGACGAGGACACAGAGTTTTTCTCCGGAACCAAAGAGCAGACCAAAGAGTGGCTGGATAAATGGGAATGGGGTGACGCTGTAGCTGTAGCGCACAATGCTGTGTTCGATATGGCTATCCTTAACTGGCACTTTGACATCCGACCCAAGCGTATCGTGGACACGCTATCCATGCTTCGCGCCATCGACGGGCCTGATGCGGGTAACAGTCTTGCTAAAGCTGCCGAGAGATATGGGCTGGGCGTCAAGGGCGACGAGGTTATCAATGCACTGGGTAAGCGGCGGTTGGATTTCACACGAGAGGAAATGTATTACTACGGTAAATACTGCATGAACGACGTGAAGCTTACCTACGACCTGTTCAAACGTATAGCGGTTGGCTTTCCTGCTAGTGAGCTACGTCTAATCGACCTGACCATCCGGATGTTCACCGAGCCTGTGCTTGAGTTGGACAAGTGGACCCTGACGTCTCACTTGGTGAAGGTGCAGAACTTGAAGACCCAACTGCTGAACAAGGCAGTCATCTCCAAAGAGAACCTGATGTCCAACCCCAAGCTGGCCGAGACACTGACTAGCCTAGGCGTTGAGCCGCCTATGAAGATTAGCCCTACCACGGGCAAGGAGACCTATGCGTTCGCCAAGAACGACGAGGCTTTTAAGGCGCTTCTGGAGCATGACAGCCCGATTGTGCAAGCCATTGTGGCTGCGCGGCTAGGTGTTAAGTCCACGTTGGAAGAGAGCCGCACCGAGCGGTTCATCAAGATAGCCGAGCGCGGTACGCTGCCTGTGCCTCTACGCTACTACGCTGCACATACTGGGCGATGGGGAGGAGACGATAAGGTCAACCTTCAAAACCTACCAAGGAAATCACCCTTGAAGAAAGCAATTCTGCCGCCCGAAGGCTATGAGTTCATTGACTGCGACTCATCGCAAATCGAAGCGCGGACGTTGGCGTGGCTGGCTGGGCAACAAGACTTGGTGGAGTTCTTTGATAAGAACAACGCAGAGGTTGCAGCGGGTGTGAAGAAAGAGGACATGCAGTACGACCCGTACAAAATCATGGCTTCCCAGATTTACGGCATACCCGTCGATGACATAACAGATGACCAGCGGTTTGTGGGTAAGACCACTATCCTTGGCTGTGGCTACGGCATGGGCGCTGCCAAGTTCAAGGCGCAGCTAAAGACGTTCAACGTCGATATGGAGTTGGAAGAGTGTGAGCGTATCATTCACGTTTATCGCGCTACCTACCCCATGATACCGCTTCTGTGGCAACAGGCTGGCCGTGCTTTGAAAGCTATGATGCGTAATGCAACGGCTCCGCTTGGTTGTGGCGAAGCCCTCACGGTGTGCGGCACTGCCGGTATCAAGCTACCCAATGGCCTCTCCCTTAAGTACCCCAACCTGCGCGAGAAGGCGCTATTGGGGAGCAGCCACAAGGAGATAGTCTACGATACCAAGAAGGGTAGGGCTATTATCCCTACGCGGATATATGGCGGGAAGCTTATCGAGAACGTATGCCAAGCACTAGCTCGTATCATAATCGGTGAGCAGATGCTGATGATTGCCCGTAAGTTGCGCGTGGTGATGACCGTGCATGACGCCGTGGGGGCGATTGCTCCTACCGAGAAAGCGGATGAGGCGCGGCGGTTCGTCGAGGACTGTATGCGTATACGCCCAAAGTGGGCGACGGCACTGCCGTTAAACTGTGAAAGCCACATAGGAGAAAGTTATGGCGGTTAAAGGAGTTAGGGTTAATGCCGAGCGAGACCTAGCAATCCATAGGGAACGCAAGGAGCAAGGAACCACGTTCGCAGCCTTGGGGCGAAAGTATGGGATTACCTGTGAGCGAGCGCGTCAGGTTGTAGGTAGGGAAGACCGCCGAGCAGCACAGCAAGCCCGTATTGACGAGGCACGTAAGCAGAGAGAAGGAGCAGACCATGTTGGTTAAACCTACAAATGAAACGCTGATTGACGACCTAGAGCTATCGGTACGGACGGCCAACTGCCTCCTTGGTATGTACAGAGACATACACGGGTGGCGACCATTTGAGCCAGCTGGCACGTTGCCCCTGCCAAAGGTTAAAGACCTGAGGCACATATCAGATGAAGAGATGCTGCGGACCCCTAACTTTGGTAGGAAGTCATTGGTCGAATGGAAACACATACTTTGGCTTGTTGACGAACCAGAGGGGACAACTGCCTCTAGCGAGTACCACACAATCCAAGAATTAAGGGATACCCTTTCACGTATCGACAGAACACGCAATGAGCTTGGTAGCTTTGTGCGCCGTGCGCGGGACCTTGTGGATACGCTAGAGAAACTAGGAGCAGACCGATGAGCGAACCACATGAGGTAGTAAAACTGCTACTAAAGCGGATGGAGAGTCATCCGGAGGAGTTTAAGAGTCACGCAGACCGTTGGGATAGGGTTTTATCAGAGGTACTCGAACATGGGAACGAGGCCGATACAGCGGCAATCAACGCCGCTATGCGCGACATCCGGCTGAGCGAAGCCCACGAAGATATGATGGACGAGCTTTGCAATGGCGACGAGCGCCGCCGCAAGGAAGCGGAAGAGCATGAGTACGAGCGTAACCTTGCAAAGTCACTGCTACTTACGAAGCAGCAGATGATGCAACAGGCGCAGCAAGGTTTACAGAACGCCTACTCAAACGCGTACGACGTGGACCGTGATATGTACCGGAGCGCAGGGGTTACACACATAGCGGGGCGGTCTCCGAACAGTCTACCTATAGCTAACGGCAGCACAGGCGCTACCCTTCCAAAATCAGCCATCAATCAAATCAAACAAGCGCTAGGAATTAAAAAATGAGCGAGTATCAATTCACCAAGGACTGGTTCAACTGGGCACCGGAGGTCTGGCAACAGCTTATCCCGCACCTGCCAGAGCGTAAGGCTTTCCTTGAGATTGGTTCCTTTGAGGGCCGCAGCACCACTTGGATTGTTGAGAACATGATGGAGGATGGCGGTTGGATTGACTGCGTCGATACATGGGAAGGTGGCGAGGAGCATGACGAAGAAGACATGGATGCAGTCTTACTTCGTTTCCGTGCTAATGCTAAGCTATTAGGAGCAAAGTACCCCGCCCGCACCGTGTGTGAACACCGAGAAACGTCCCAATGGACGTTGGCGCAATTCGTTGCCAAGACGTTTGGGAGCCACATCTACGACTTCATCTACATCGACGGGAGCCACATCGCCAAGGATGTGCTGACCGATGCGTGTATGGCTTGGCCATTGCTCAAGCCCAAGGGGATGATGGTGTTTGATGACTATCTATGGACACCGAACGCACGTGACATCTTGCACCGCCCTAAAGCAGCCATCGACGCCTTCACCAACATCTTCGCAGAGGAGGCAGAGATTGTCCACGTTGGATACCAGTTAGTCGTACGCAAGAAGGAGGAGTGAGTATGTTTGATATAGCAAGCTTCGTGGTTGGATTTTTCAGTGGTGGGTTCCTCGGTGCCGTTGCCGCTATTATCGTAAAGACAGTATACATTAACCAGCTTGAAACCGACGTCTTGATACGCGACATGCTTATCGATGACGCGCAGAAAAAGCTGCGTAGGCTAACAGAACGCGACTCCAGAGGGCGTTTCACAGGAGGTAAGTAGTGCCCAAAAAAGTATGGACCCCAGAAAGGGATGCCGAATTATTGGAGTATTACAAGCACGGCCTAAGGCCAGCATATATAGCGGAACGAATGGGGCTTACGATTGCCGCCGTGGAAGGTCGCTATTACAAACTAAAGAGAAAGCAAAAAGCAAATGACTGAAGAAAAACGCCCAAGCCTGATGATTGCCACACCCATGTATGGGGGCATGTGTACAGGACACTATGTGCAAGGCTTGTTGATGACCATGAACAAGATGCGTGAGATTGGCGTCAACGTGGCATGGTGTCAGATTATGAACGAGAGCCTCATCACCCGTGCCCGTAACGAACTGGCCCGTGTGTTTCTTGAGAGCGACCATGACTATCTGATGTTCATCGACGCCGACATTGGGTTCGATGGTGAAGCCATTGCGCACTTGATGCTGGCCGACAAAGATATCGTGTGCGGCATCTACCCCAAGAAGGAAGTGAACTGGGACAGCGTCAACCGCGCAGCAGTTGCCGGTAAGAAAGACCTAGAAGCCTATGCGGGGGCCTTTGTGTTCAACATGGTTGGGGGCGAAGACGCGCACAGCGACGAGGCAGGATGCATCGAGGTCCGCCATGGTGGCACTGGCTTCATGCTCATCAAACGGGGAGTGTTCGAGCATCTTATACCCCACGTTCCTACCTACCGCATATCGTCGTTCAAAGACCCAGAGACAGACGAGTACGTCAAGCCTTTGACCCACGAGTTTTTCGCTACCAGCATAGACGCCAGCGGCGCGTTGCTAAGCGAAGATTACCATTTTTGCGAACTGTGGCGCAACCACGGTGGCAAAATACACGCCCACCCGTTCATCAAGCTGCACCATGTAGGCACGTATGTGTTTGGTGGTGACATCCTGCAGAGCGGCGGCAATCTTAAATAAGGAGCAAATGAAATGCAGAGAAAGAAAATATTAGGCGATAAGGTTATCAAGCTGTTGAAGCAGGGTTACTCACCTAGGGAAGTCACCCAGCGTATGGCGGTAAGCTACAACTACGCATGGAAGCTATGGAAGGATATGAGAGACCAAGCACAGGGTGAAGTCAAAGCCGCAGTTGAAGCTGTACAGGAAGCTGTACAGGGACTTAAGCCCGGAGAGTTTGTCCAAGCTGATACTAACGTAGACGCAATCCTCAACGAGCGTGCGGGTAACTATGGGCCGTTTGCTACTCAAGCAAAGATTGCACAGCGGCTGAAACATGTAGCTCACACTGCGGCTGGCGAACAAGGTAAGACCTTCGCTACCGACCAAGCCGAAGCACTGGACATGATATTCAGCAAGATTGGGCGTATCCTTAACGGTAACCCCGACCATGTAGATAGCTGGACCGATATAGCCGGATATGCTACGTTAGTGGCTGACCGTCTCCAAGGGAAAATCAGATAGCATGACAGCGTGGTCCTACAGCAGCATCAAGACTTTCGAGCAATGCCCGAAGAAATACTTCCACCTCAAAGTTGTGAAGGACGTCAAGGACGAGCCGGGAGAAGCCGCTGATTACGGGACCGCTGTACATTTAGCTGCCGAAGAGTTCATCCGAGATGGCAAGCCTGTCCCCGATAAGTTTGCGTATATGCGACCTATTGTGGAACGGCTTGCCAGTTTCTCCGGTGAGAAGCGTACCGAGATGAAGGTGGGTATCCGGAAGACGGACACTGGCTACGAGCCTACTACCTTCTTCGCTAAGGACGTATGGTATCGCGGCATCATCGACTTGCTGATTATCAACGGTGAAAAGGCCCACCTACTCGACTATAAGACAGGTAAGAACGCCAAGTACGCTGATATGAAGCAGCTTGACCTGATGGCAGGTGCTATCTTCGTACATTATCCGCAGGTGCAGGAGATTAAATCCGGTCTGCTATATGTCGTATCAAATGAATTTCCTAAGAAAGTACACGTAAGAGAGAACATGGATCAGTATCTTTCCGTGTTTGATACGCAGCTTGAGAACCTTAACGATGCGCTAGAAAATGGCGTGTTCAACCCGAAGTCTGGCCCTTTATGCGGCTGGTGTCCTGTGGTCGAGTGCGCACATTGGAGACCAAAGAGGAATAGATAATGAGCAAACATGGATTTAAATTACTGAGCCGCGAGGAAATCAGGCAGCTGCCCATCGGCGCTACTGAGCGCGAACCATATGGTGCATATATCACGAAAGACGGTGAAGAGGTTCTGTTCGACCGAGGCTACAGCCCCATGCTGCGCCGCGATAAAGACAAGACCAACGTACGCAAAGCATCTGGCTGGATTGATAACATCGCGGCGCAGGTGTGGTTCTATGAGGACGCAAATAGCCCACGGGGGCCGCGCCGTTTAAAGCGCACTAAGGATACCATTAGCCGCTGCGATATGGTGCTAGAAGCGTTCAACGCTGGGGAGTCAATCGCCCCCTATGTATGGAACGGAGATAAAAATGTCGTCCAATAATCAAGCTATGAGCAACGAAGCTACCGAAGACGATGCCGCAATGGCGTTTGTCCTACACGGCAAAATCGAAGAGTTAGTACGCAAGCACATACTGGAAGCCTTTAACGACCCCGACTTTATGGACCATCTGGCGATAGACTTTCTGCACCGCAAACTAGAAAAATATAGCTATGGCGGTGGGAGCTTTGCGCAAGCCGTTCGGGGTGTTATAGCCCAGCAGATGAACAAATACTAAGGACGCTACCCATGCCTTACAAAGACCCTAAGGACCGCAAGTATAACGGCGCTGCCGCAGCCTACGGGGCGCAGCCGGAGCAGAAGAAGAACCGCGCTGCGCGTAACGCCGCCCGTGCCAAGCTGATGAAGGCCGGTAAGGTCAAGAAGGGTGATGGCAAGGATGTCGCACATAAGGTCGCCTTCGACAAAGGCGGTTCGAACAAGGGCGGTGTGCGCGTAGAGAGCGCGTCAACTAATAGGTCGTTTAAACGCGACAGCAAACGCAACCTTGTGTCAGAGGTTAGCAAGCGGGAGCGCAAAAAGCGTGGAGATAGTTGAGAACAAAGCGCTGCTCATTGAGACAGCGGAACCCAACCTGATTACCGACAGCATAAAAAAGAGCGCGGTAGTTTCAACCAACGGGAGCAAATACAAAGTGCTAGTTAGATGGGGGCTAGAGGAAGCCCAGACCCTTGCCACGCTTGAGCATAAGGGCATACCCTCACCGATATTGCGGGATTACGCATGGACTGGGAAGCTCACTCCGTTTGAGCACCAGAAAACAACAGCGTCCTTCTTGACATTATACGACCGCGCTTTCTGCTTCAACGAGCAGGGTACAGGTAAGACAGCGTCAGTCATCTGGGCAGCAGACTATTTGATAAAGCGCAACGAGATTAAGCGTGTGCTGGTGCTGTGCCCCTTGTCGATTATGAAGTCAGCATGGCAGCAGGACTTGTTCAAGTTCGCTATGCACCGCTCGTGTGGCGTGGCCCATGGTGATGCCAAGACCCGCAAGAAAGTTGTCGCCGCTGGCGCAGAGTTCGTCATCGTTAACTTTGATGGGCTGGCTATCATCAAGGACGACATCATCAATGGCGGGTTCGACCTTATCGTGGTGGACGAAGCGAACGCATATAAGAATGTGCAGACCAACCGCTGGAAGATACTGAACGAGATTGTCAAGGCAACTACACCCCGACTGTGGATGCTTACTGGTACGCCAGCAGCACAATCACCGCTAGACGCCTACGGGCTAGCCAAGTTAGTTAACCCACGCAACTGCCCCACCTACTACAGCCACTTTCGTGCCGAGACGATGTATCCGGTGACGAAGTTTAAGTGGGCACCTAAGCCCGGGTCGGATGCTTATGTGCATAAGATGCTACAGCCAGCAATTCGGTTCGAGAAGAAAGACTGCCTAGACCTGCCGGATGTAACTTATCTTGACCGCGAAGCGCCGCTCACCGTGCAGCAAGCCAAATACTACAAGCAGCTTAAGACCGAGATGCTGCTTGAGGCAGCGGGTGAAGAGGTCAGCGCAGTGAACGCAGCGGTCAAGATTAACAAGCTACTCCAGATAAGCGGAGGTGCGGTGTATTCGGACACTGGCGAGGTCATAGAGTTCGATGTGTCCACTCGCTTGAACGCTGTGTTGGAAGTCATAGACGAGGCTACAAGCAAGGTGCTGGTCTTCGTACCGTTCACGCACACTATTGAGTTACTAAAGGCCAAGCTGGAGAAGGAAGGCATCACATGCGATGTCATCAACGGCAAGGTTCCGGTCAATAAGCGCACCGACATTGTCACCGAGTTCCAGACCAAGAAGAACCCCCATGTGCTGCTCATCCAGCCACAGGCTGCATCGCACGGGCTTACGCTTACGGCAGCAGACACAATCATCTGGTACGCCCCAGTGACATCGGTGGAAACTTATCTACAGGCGAATGCCCGTATTAATCGCCCCGGGCAGAAAAACGCTATGACTATTGTGCATATCCGAGGTAGTGAGGTCGAGGGGAGGTTATACTCGATGCTGCGTGGCAACATCAACAATCACGAGCGTATCATAGATTTATACAGGGATGTGTTAAGTAACCCTTGACACTGTATAGTAAGTGGTCCATAGCAGAGGGCCAACCATAAGGAGCAAAACATGGAAGAAGAAGTAATCCCAGCTGATAAGCTGGTAGCAGTTTATCGTCGCATCCGTTCAGCTATCGAAGACCTTGAAGCAGCCCATGCAAAAGAGGTCGAGGTCCTAAAGGGCAAGCTTGAGATGGTATCCGACAAGCTACTCAAGATATGCAATGACCAGAACCTAGACAGCCTCCGCACTGCGGAAGGCACCGTGACACGGCGGGTTAAATCCCGTTACTGGACCACGGACTGGTCTACCATGTACAATTTCATCAAGGAACACGACGCCCCGTTTCTCTTAGAGCAGCGTATTCACAACGGGAATATGAAGCAGTTCCTCGAAGAAAACCCCGAACAGCATCCTGCTGGCTTACAGATTGATAGCAAGTACGCTATCACTGTACGTAAACCTACAACCAAGTGAGAGACACAATGAGCAATATCACAATTTTTGAAGACCAAAGCAGCCTACCCACCGTCAAACGCGAGTCGCGGCTGGCGGACAAAATCGGTTCTGGCGCAAGCCTACGCCGCATTGCCACCAATACCAACGGCACATTTAAGCGTGTCGTCAACGGTGAGCAGATTGGTAAGGCCGTACCGCATGAGATTAACATCATCGTCGTTGACATGCTCAAGGACGTGTCCCGTGAGTTTTATGCGTCTGACTACGACCCAGAGGGTAAGGCTTCATTGCCTGATTGCTGGTCCGCTGATGGCCGCACTCCAGATGCTAAGGCTCCTAATCGTCAGGGTTCCGGCTGCGCCACATGCAGTATGAACATCGATGGTTCTGGCGCTAAAGGCCGTGGTAAGGCTTGCCGCTTCAAGCGCCGCATCGCGGTGTTGGTTGAGGGTGACCCGACTGGTGACATCTACCAGATGAGCTTTGCTGCTAAGTCGCTATTCGGTAAGGGTGTCGGCAACGAGCATCCGTTCGAGAGCTACTGCAATTACCTAAAGGCTAACGGCGAAGCACCGGACACGGTGGTGACCAAGGTTATGTATGACCTCGACGCAGACACGCTGACTCTTAAGTTCAAAGCAGTGCGCCATCTGACACAGGACGAAGCTGACCTTGTTGATGCTGCCTTTGCCAGCGGTGAAGCACAGCGTTATATTCAGCTTACGACGTCCGAAGTTGATGGTGCCAAGGCACAGCCAGCAAAGGTTATCGAAGCCCCCAAGGCTACGTTGTTTGACGAGCCGGAAGAGGAAGAAGCAGCGGAGCCGGTAAAGCGCGTTGCTAAGAAACCTGCTGTTGTCGATGCTCCCGTAGAAGACAAAGGTCTCTCGGACTTGCTCGGCGAGTGGGCGGAGGACTGAGGCATGTCGCATGGCTACACAATCAAAGTAGCTGATGCCATCAGGAACGCTGACGGTAACTTACTAGGTGTAAAACTTGGGCGTGTTTGCTTGGACCGAGATATCTCGGTCCAAGAGGCCGCTCGGACCTTAGGGGTTACCCGTCAGACGATATACCAGTGGTTCTGCGGAGAAACTAATCCACATGCGCAGCATATTGATATGATGTTGACGTGGCTGGACGACCTCGGCGAGATTACTAAGTCTTGATTTTCAGCAAAAGATATCAACCTGCAGGTGTTTCCTGCGATAGTGGACTATACAATGAATCACGTAGACCTTTTGAGTATCGTGCAGCCAGCTGATGGCTGGTTTGCCGTACTCGGTATCAAGGGTGAACGTGACGTAAGGCAGAAACTTGTAGCTACTAGGGAAGAGGTAGACACGCTTACAGAGAAGTATGTTGCGGAAGGTCGCAACGTATTCTTCGGTGTCGCCAAATATGAGACGGGGCAAAACAGGCAAAAGGAGAACGTCAAAGCTCTCCGTTCGTTCTGGGTGGATATTGACTGCGGCCCTACGAAGGCTGTGGTCAGCGAGAAGACAGGGAGGCCAGACGGTTACATTGACCAAGACGCAGGGATAGCCGCACTTCGGCAGTTCTGCAAAACGGTTGGGTTGCCAAAGCCGCTCGTTGTTAATTCGGGACGCGGTATACACGCATACTGGCCACTAACCCAAGACATAACCCGCCAAGAGTGGGAACCCGTAGCTAATAGGCTTTCCGCACTATGCGTTACGCACAACTTTTATGTAGACCCAGCGGTGTTCGAGGTAGCGCGTATCCTGCGTATACCGGGCACATTCAATTTTAAGGATAACCCACCCAAGCAGGTGACGGTGATTTTTGACGCTGCTCCGGTAGAGTTCGAAGAGTTCCGTACGGCTCTTGGGGTTGAAGCTCCGCGTGAGATGGCTGTGCCTGAGCGGCGCAAGAGCAACATCGCCGAGAAGCTACAGGATAATAACATATCCCGTTTCTCCAAGATAATGCGGCGCAGCGCGAAGGGTGACGGCTGTCAGCAGCTGCTATCTGCCTATGAGGAACGAGCTTCGCTATCAGAAGTCCGGTGGTTTGACGCGTTGTCGATTGCCAAGTTCTGTGTGGATAGGGACACTGCAATCCAGAAGATGTCCCACGGGCATCCGGATTACGACCCAGTTCGGGCGTTGGAGAAGACCAAGCACATCACGGGGCCACATAACTGTGCGACCTTTGAGCGCAATAATCCCGGGGGCTGTTATGGCTGTCCCTACTTGGGTAAGGTTAAGAACCCCATCGTGCTCGGTAGGGAAGTGGCAGAGACCGAGACAGAGGACGGAAACTATGTCGTCCCTGAGATGGGTGAAGACGATGTGCCTATCGACTATCGTATACCCGAGTACCCGTTCCCGTTCACACGGGGCAAGAAGGGCGGCATCTACCTCAAGCCAGAAAAAGACGAGGAGGTAGCTACTCTCGTCTATGAGCACGACTTATATCTCGTGAAGACGATGACTGACCCCAAAGAGGGTGACGTCTTAGTCATGCGGCTGCACCTACCCAAAGAAGGTGTGCGCGAGTTCGTCATCACGCAGAAACAAGCGGTTGGGGACGGGTCAGAGCTTCGTAAGGTGCTGGCAAGTAAGGGCGTAGCTGCCACCGAAAAGCAGTTCAAACAGCTCATCTTGTTCATAACCATGTCACTCAAGGCGATACAATATAAAAGGAAAGCAGAGCTTATGCGTATGCAGTTTGGCTGGGCTGATAACGACACCAAGTTTATCATCGGGGACCGTGAGATTTGCTTCGACGGTATATTTCATAGTCCGCCATCATCAACAACACGTGAGTGGGCTGAACACCTACACACAGCAGGTTCCTATGAGAAATGGCAGGAAGTCATTAACCTGTACGGACGTCCGGGGTTAGAGCCACATGCGTTCGCTGTGCTGACTGCGTTCGGGGCACCGCTCTTCAAGTTTACAGGGCAGTCGGGCGCAATCATAAACGTCATCCACCCCACATCAGGTACGGGTAAGACCACCCTGCTCCACGCAACGAACAGCATATACGGCCACCCCAAGGACCTATGTGCAATCAAGGGGGATACTGCCAACGCTAAGACGCAGCAGCTTGGCGTCTTTAACAACCTGCCGTTCTGCGTAGACGAAATCACCAACATGACAGGGGCGGGGCTGTCAGAGATGTCGTACAACATCAGCCAAGGGCGGGGTAAGAACCGCTTGAAGGCATCGTCCAACGAGCTTCGCATGAACACCACAAGGTGGCAGACGATGAGCCTTTGCTCATCCAACGCTTCCATCTACGAAAAGCTGGGGCTGCACAAAAGTCACCCGGACGGTGAGATGATGCGTCTACTAGAGTATAAGATAGAACCCACTACTGCTATTCCGACCGACTACGCAAAGCAGATGTTCGACTTCCAGCTGCTCGAAAACTACGGTCATGCTGGACCTATCTATATCCAGTGGGTGATAAACAACCTCGAAGACGTTAAGAACACGCTCAAGGTGGTGCAGGAAAAGGTTGACCGTGAATTGAAGCTTACGCAGCGCGAACGCTTCTGGTCTGCCAAGCTGGCGGCTAACCTAACTGGCGGTATGATTGCTCGTCGCCTTAAGATTATCGACTGGGATATGCAGCGCATCTATGCGTGGGCAACGAGCATGGTCCTCGAAACACGGCAGGATGTGGAAGCGCCGCACATCTCCACGATGGCGGTACTGGGCGACTATCTGAACCGGAATATCCACAACATCCTTGTCGTTAACAACGAGGCAGATAGCCGGTCTAACTTGGCACCATCGCCTCTTCACGAACCCAAAGGTGCGCTATATGCTCGGTTTGAGCCGGATACTAAGCGCCTGTATGTGGACTATAAACACTTCCGCGAGGAGTGCATCAAGGCACAGATAAACTACAAAGAGATCATCAAGGACTTCAAGAAGTGTGGGGCTTACCTCAAGACAGACAACAAGCGTCTATCCAAGGGTATGGCGATGACGACCCCGTCCGTATACTGCATCGAGTTCGATACCAGCGTGGGCGACTTCCTTGATATGGGTGCCTTCGTACCGGAGAATGAGGATGCAGATTGAGGGTGTCACCTACGATGTGAACTGGAAAGCCTTCAAAAAAGGCACGGATATCTTCGTTCCGTGCCTAGACCCCAAAGCCGCAAAAGCACAACTGCTTGTGGTCACTAAACGCCTCAAGCTCAAGGTATTGATAAAAGTGACGGTCCAAGATGGAATTAGGGGTTTACGTGTCTGGCGTTTGTAGGTATATGTGCCCCCGCAAGTTTTGCTCCTTGCAAGGTTGATACCTTTCTACCCCTCATCGGACCTCCCCCGATGAGGGGTTTTTTATTTCGGATTAAGCAGTTTGTCCGCGTATAAGGACTCAACTTCATTAAGCCCCATGCCTTGGATATCGTACTTCGCTTCTGCCGCAGAGCTAGTCAGTGACCTGTACATATTGGCATAGGAGATGCCGAAATATGGGTTCCCAACCTTCTTGTTAAACTCCATGATATCCTCGACCGCCTCACGTGCTTTCTCTTGCCCGTCTGCGTCACCGTTCTGGATGCGGCGCACGGCTTGCTTGTAAGCACCGAGCAACTCGGTCTTCTCATCTTTAAGCCCCTCGTAGCGGTTCAGCACGTCGCGGTTCTGCTGCTGCACCTTCGCAACCTGCGTCGGGTTAAAGCCTAATGCGGCACCGATAATCTCAGCGTTACTGATATCTTCCGCTCTCAGTTTAATCTTCTCTGTTTGGGTACGTACACCCTCTTCGCTGAGCCTGTACGCTTTGATTGGTGCGCGGACCATAGCCGGAAGGCCAAGCTCAAGACCCTTAAGCACGTCGCCCTTGGCGAACTCTTCACCCATAGCCACCATGTTGAGCGATGCAGACGCACCGGGGATATTCTCCACCAACGCGTTGTTGACCGTCTGCGTCCATGTTTCCGCATCCTTAGGTGAACGGAACCACATACCCGCAAGGTCGAGCGAGACACGAGAACCAAAGTTCCACCCCGTTGCTTCCGACACAGCACCGTTGAGGATGATGTCGCTTAGTTTAATCTGCTTGCCGTTAGCAGCAGTGAGCATGGGCTGCCCGAAGTGCTCCGGTAGCCACTCGTAGCGGAACTGCATCTCGACACTGTCGGCTGTCAGCGGGTTCTCCAACATCCGCTTCTTACGGTCTTCGTCATCGTCAGTTGCGTCTTGGAGCGCTTGAAGCGTCATCATACCCAGCGTGTACAGCGGTAGGCCGACCACACCACCCATCAAGAAGCCCATGCCCAGAACGCCGGTCATTTCTTTCATAGCGGCAGTGCGCTCATCACGCGGTGTGTTCTTGCCGAAGATAGCTCGCGTTGCCTGCACAAAGAAGGTCGTGGTGATAACAGAGTATTGTTTAAACAAGAACAAAGCCCGGGCAAGCTCACTGCCTTTCATCACGGGAGGCCGGTTGAGGTTAGTGTAGTTACCCAATGTGTAGTTCACGGTGTCCTTGGCAGCGATGATAGCCTTGTTCTGCCGTTCCTCAGAGGACAGCCCTGCATTGGCCAGCTTGTCATACTCAAGGTCGTACGTAGCCATAAAGGCCACTTCGCGGGTCAGCTGCTCCGACGTATCAAACAGGTACGTCATAGCATCATAAATCTTTTCACGAGTTTCCGCCACGCTACTTTCCAGCCCTGACAGCGCAGTGCGCTTATCACCCATAAGAAACTCCGACAGTGGCATAATCAGGCCATACTCGTTCGTCGCACGGGTCAGTGCATCACGGTGCCGCCCGCTGTTCTTTATGATATTTGACTCCATAAGGGTCGGAATGCGGAAGGTCTTACGCTTGCCTTTTTCTTTGTTCTCAAACTTAGGGAGGTTTTTGAACACGTTCATGTACCGACCCATGGCACGGGTCGTATTAGCCATTCCGTACTTACCCCATAGATTAGGTGCTACACGCATAGGCAGAGCGGTAACCTGTACGAGTGCAGTAGCCGGGGCGGTTAGGAACGACACGAACGCAAGCTGGTTCATCCACGGAACAATCTTGGTCGCAAGGCCGCTTGGTTGTGGCTCCATCTCCCCTTCGATGCGTTTTTCGATGCTCGAAATAAAGTCGCGTGCCAGCGTTTGCTCGCTTGAGGATATCGAAATCTTATCCTCTTCGTCCTTACCAACATCCGGAACCGCCCCGATGGACTTCTTTGCAGCCTGAATAGCGCGGTCAATCTCAGGCGAATAACGCAACCGAGAGACGTCCGAAGCATATTCTTCAGCCGTTGCGCCAAACGTACGTAGTATGTCTGAACTCCATCCGAGGCGGTTCTTGGACTTGATAAACTGCTTACGCCCAGACCCTTCCGGGGTGTTGAGCAGGTGCATCTGGTACACATCGTTGCGAAGCTGGTTTTTCTTAGCTTCCGTAAATGTGCCAACGTCAATTTCTGAAATCTTGTTCAGGATTTTGATGAACGCATTATCAGCATCAAAGTCGTCACCAAGCTGCGTCTTGACATCGTTACCCGCCTGTATGTGGTTTGCATTTTCTTTGTCTAGATTAAACTGTTTCGCAGCGGCTTCCATGTCAGCGTCACGTTCCGCCATGGTTTCGTAGAAACGCAGGATAGGTTCGCCATATGGGGTTTTCTTGATGCGTAGCCAGTAGTTACCATAACGACGCTTGGGAAAATACTCACGATGGAACAGACCCAGCGGCACCTCAGGGTAATCTAAATGTGCATCTTCTTTGCTAGGTGCATTAACCTTGTCGTTCAGGCGCTCCTGCTCAGCCCGTATAGCGATGGCCATCTTAGAAACGGTTTCGTCAGAAAGTCCAGCGTCACGCAGGTTTTCAATCCGCTTGTCCATCAGATACTGACGCCGCAGTTGCATGTCACGATTTGCATTACGGATACGCGTGTACAACTTACGCCCTTCTGCCCCGAGTTTGCTCAGGATGTCCAGCGCACCGTCAATCTCAGCTTCCCGCTTGGCGAGCTTACCTTCAAACTTTTTCTTATTCTCGGGGGTAAGAGCAGGGTCCTTTAGCAGCTTAGTGTACCTGCGCCAGATTTGGTCGGTCTTAAGCGCATCCTCACGAGACTTTGCGTCCATAAGGCTGACCATATCTATGTTGTAATAATTGCCATGGTCCATGGCAACTGGGAGCGCTTTGCGCTTTTCCTTACCAACCATTATAGGGTCTGCATCGCTAAGCAGGTAGCTCTTGAGGTCGGATGTTATCCTGTTCAACAGGCGGCGCGTGGCAGCGCGGGTACCGTTCATCTTATCCGCAGCGTCAACAGCATCCTGAAGCGCATCTGCCGTGACCTTAGCAATTTTGCTATATGCGTAGGCTATCACACCATCCGTAGGCATGAAGTCAAGACCTCCACGGCCTATCCAGCCGTTCGAAGCAGTCGTGCTCATGAGGCCGCCAAGCCAGTTCTTGATGGCCTTACCCGTAATTATGCTACCAATACCCCCGAGTATGCTACGTGAGTTTTTCACATCGACCCGGTCTGCTACCGTTGTGCCAACCTTCTCGACGGTAGCCTGTGCATCGGTGTCGGCATCTGCGACTTTCTCATCAGCTTCGTTTTCCTCGGGTGTCTTAAACATCATCGACGAGCCACCCATGACAGTTCCCTTACCAGAGAGAGCCTGCTCATGAGCCATGGCAAGGATGGTGCGCACCTCGCGGTCACTGAATTTAAAGTCGAAGCCAAGGTACTTACGAGCGAAGTCCTTGATGTACTTCATCAGCTTGTCCAACCGGCTTGCACGCAGTGGTCCTGCTTCCGACGCAGACGCAAGGACTTCTTCTACCGCACGTGCAGTGGGGTTCTCGTCCTTAGAATATAGGTCTTGGTTCGCACTCAGCCATTTGTCAGCCAATGCAGCTACGCCCTTATTGGTACGATAGATATCGTCCAGCACGGCGTCCAAACCTTCACGGAACCGCTCACGCAGGCCAAGGTGCCCAAGAGCCTCATGGTAGAGCGTAGGTGCGACGTCCTCAACGCTGTGCATATTGTCAGCGATAAGGTAGGCTTTGCCGTCCTTGTAGAAGCCGAACGCGTCGGTGCGGCCAAGCTTCTCGATTTCCTTACGGATAGCATCAGGCAAGTCTGCAACAGACTGCACCATCTTAGGTTCGAGACGCGCACCCCAGCGGCTCGTGATAGCCTTGACCGCGTTGTTAAGCTCTTCCAGCGTAATACCAGTAGCTTTGCCCTTGGCCCTACGGAACATAATGGGTTCGGGACGCACCTCACCCATTTCACGCCTAAACACAACTTCGCTAATAAGCCCGCGCTCATAGTTGCGCTTAAGTTGTTCAATGCGCTTCTGGCGCGTGTTTTTAATCTCCGCAAGTTTTTCACGGGTGCGCTTGTAGATACCAGACTTTGCCTTGGCTAGCTCGGCACTCTGGTCCTTGGTGCGTGCAGCAATTTCTTCCGCCCGCTTTTTGAACTCTTTCTTCTTGGCGGGGGTCAGATTGTTTTGCTTTTCGGCTAACTTTTCTTCGGCGCGAAGTTTCCGACCTTCCTCGGTGAGCGCATCAATATCGTTTTGGATCGCCGTAGCCAGCGTCCATTCACGACTCTTTGCAAGCTCCTTACCCTGTGGAGTACGTAGCATCTGTACAAGTTCAGTGCGCTCAGCGTTGTTAATTTGCCGCGCCTTACGTGCTTCGTCAATTTCAGACAGAAGCAGTTCTTGCTGCTGCTCCTGCGCAGGTGTCAGTTTACCGGCGTTTGCAGGTCCTTTCGGGGCAGCTTCAGCCACTGTTGGCTTTGCTTGTTCCAGACCCTTTGCGGCACCCGCAGGCATTTGCTTGACGGGAACGCCTTCTATAACCTGCTTGGGTTGGATTGGCGTCTGGTTGAGGATAGCGTTGCGTAGACCACCTATTGAAGTATACGCAGTGTTACCGATAGCTTTCTTTTGCCCCGCAATACCGAAGGTGTAGGGCTTAACTTTATCCGGGTTGTAGCGCACTTCAAAGCCGGGGTTATACTGGTCAACTTCAGCTTGCAGCGCCTGCACTTCGGGGGGCAGCGCAACCTTCTCGACCGTAGCAGTCTCAGCAACCGTAGGTGTCGCTTCTTGTGCCGGGAGTTCGGGTAGTTCTTCTACTGTGGTAGGAGCAGCAATATTCTGTTCCAGCGTTCCAGCAACTTCAGAAACTTTTTGTTCGGGGACGGCAGCAGCTTCAAACGCTGTTTCTGCCTCGATAGCCTTTTCGATACCAAGCACTTTGAAGAGTGCAGACGGAGCGTCGAGACCCGGAGTGCGGACCATCTGCTGTGCGGCTATGTTAATTTGCTTTGGTGTAACCTCGAAACCTTCAAAGTCCGGCGCGGCAAGTGTAGTGTTCAACATCTCCGTAGCGGCAGTAATCCGCTCAGGAGTTACGAGCTTCTTTGCTTTTGGAAGCGCCATGACCGGAGGGGCTTCTACAGCAGGTGCCTCTACAGCAGGTGCGGGTGCAGACGTAATAGGCGCAGCTTCTTCTACGACCTGCGTAGGTGCAGGTTTGATAGGCGCAACTTCTTCTACGGCTGGCGCAAGCTGCTTAGCAATCTGGGCTTGCGGGCTTACCTCTTCTATAGGTGGGATAATCGGTGCGGGCTTCAGTGCAGGCTCGACAGCTCCTTCACGTGCCATAGGTTGTCCAGTAGGAACGCCAACTCCTCCCACTGGTCCTCCCTCAACATCTGTAGATGGTCCGGCAGGTTCTGTATCGGTATCTGGTGGGCTAACACTTGAAACAGCAGGCTCACCTCCTCCAACGTCAAGTTCTTCAGCAACATCGGGTTCCTCCGTCGGCTCAGTATCTGCTTTGGCCCTACCCCGTTCAGCTACTGCTTGTTCAACAGCCTCTATTGGAGTGGCACTAGCATCAATTTGCATAATCTCAGCAGCGCGTGCACGGATAGCGGGGTCTTGTGCTTCCGGCATTCCGGTGGCTTCGATTTCTCCCTTAAAACCCTCTAGGTCTGCAGCAAGTTCTTCGTCTGTAGCAATAGGACCCGGCGCGGACTGTCCCGGAATACCACCCACACCACCAAGGACGCCACCTGCCAGAGCTTCAAACGCAGCCTGACCGGCCACACCAGCCATAAGGTCGGTGTCATATCCTTCGCGTCGTTCAGCGAGATTTTGTGCAAACCGTTCTTGGCCAGCCTGAGCAGCTTCAGGTATTGCTTCTGCCCCAGCCCCTGTGGCCACACGCCGTGCGATGCCGCGTGTAGCTTCTTTTTCAACGACGCCCTCAACGACATCTTCGATTGCACTTTTGGCGATTGCGCGTCCAAGCACCTTATCGAAACCTGTAGCGCCAGCAACGGCACCAAGTGCGCCACCCAAGGCGACTTGATCTAAGTTTTTACCTCCGTAAGCCTGCGCTTCTTCGGCCATAGCTTTTGCTTGTTCTTCGGATGCACCAGCTTCTTTCGCACGTGCATACACGGCATCGCTTATGCTACCTTTAACAGTACCTACACCGGATGCAGCACCGAGGGCACCAATCACGGGGAGGCCAGCACCAGACGCAGCGGCAGCGGCAAATGGAAGCGCGGAACCTGTGACGTTAGCAAGCGTGTCGAGCGGGTTAACAGCAAACGAACGAGCCGCAGCTTTAACTTCTTCCCAGATACCCTTACCCTCTGCAGCCTTACGGATAGCGGCGGCGGTCTTCTCGTCTTGACGCGACTGGGCCGATGTCAGGCTTTCTGCATACTGGGCTACGGTCTCAAGTGCATTGGAAGCCATGTTCTCAGCACCGAACACATCGGTGAAGCTCTTACCCGTATTGGCCAACCCAGAGACAACATTGAGCGGAATGTCCGCAGCACCGGCCAACAACCCGCCGACCACGGGGACTTTCTCAAGAAGGTTCTCTTCTTCCTTGGGGCCTTGAGGTCCACCTCCACCCGCTTGCTGTTTAACGAACGCAAATATTTCATCCGGGCTAGCTGTGTCAGCGGCGCGAACGTCGTAAATACGCCCGTTATATTGGACAGAATAAATCCGGTCGGGCATGTCTTACCTCACTATACTGGTCGAGAACCTAACAGTACAGGTTGTTGACCTCCTGCGCCACTCGTTTGTGGGGTGACACCGGGCAGTGCTTCCATACCTGATTGGCTACTGCCAAGTAACCCGTCAGTCTTCATCTGCTTGAGTATCGAAACTTCGCTAGCTCCGGGGTACGACTTTTGGTACATAGCAAACTTAGTGTCGAAATCAGATGGGTTTTGTGTACGGTACATAGCAGCTGCAAGAGTAGCGGCCCGGTCCTTCTCACCTTCACTAACACGAGTAGCAAGTTCTTTTTCTTGGAACGCTAACGTACGTTCAGCTTGCTCTGCCGTTACGCCAAGCTTGTAGGCGTCCATACCAAATTCAAGGGCAGCTGTAGCGGTCTTACGGTCGAGTTCTTCGTATGCCATAAGGTTACGGATCGCTTCGTTCTTGGCAGCTTTTTGCTCTTTCTTCGAGTCTCCACGAGCTGCCATGTAGGCTGCCCCCGCTTTTGCGATAGACGCACTTAACGGTCCGGTTTCACCCATTAATGTGAAACCAGCCTGCATCATGGCTTCGGCTTCACCGAGCCTTTCTTGTTTCTTTATATTTTCAGGATCAAGTTCTTTAAGCGTTTCTGCTTTTGCACGCTCCATCGCTTCACGGGGGAGGCCAGAAAACATGCTATTCGCAAACGCAATCTGGTCCTCAAGGGACATACCCCGACCTGCGAATGTGTTAGTATCTACTTCACGAGGGAGAGGAGCAGATGAACGCCTACCTCCGGGACCCGGCTCTAAATGTAAATGGTCAAAGTGGCCCTTGCTGTTGAAGACAGCATCAGTACCCTTAAGTTCCGGTATAGCTTTTACCCTATTCCCAAACTCAGTTAGCGACATACCCTTAGGTGGCACAAAGTCACGCGCTTGATCGGTCTTATGAAAACTATTAGGTACACCACCTACTTGTGCGTTTTTGGCAGCGCTTCTCTGACGACTTGTTACAATCGTTCCGGGTATATATTGCGTGACTATTCTTTCAAAACGCTGGCCGTCGGTTTCTCTGGGTGCACCACCAGCAGCAAACGCAACCATGCCGCCACCTGCGTAGCCGTCATTGAAGCCACCATTGCTTGGCTCATCGAACATACCATCAGGCACAGGGACATCAGATAGACCACCACCAGAAGCATAAGGGGGCACCATGCCGCCTTCAGCCATCATAGGCATTTCTTCAGTGGGCATTTCCATCTGCGGCGGAGGTGGAGGAGCACCCATTTCTGGTGGAGGTCCCATAGGCGGCATAGCTGCAGCTTGCGGCGTAGCACCAAGACCCGCAGGAGGTGCAGGAGGGGCCGGGGGCGCAGGAGGCGCAAATGTTTGTTGGGCTACCGTCTGTTGTGGAGCAGCTTCTTGCTGTGCAGCGGAGCGCATACGGTCAATAAACATACCTGCCAATGTGCCAGCCGTAGGGTCAAGAATGCCCATCTGCATAGCTTCGGCAATCTTCTGTTTGTTGCCACCGTAGTCCTTAGCAATCTGTTCCGGGGACTGTATGCTAAATGGTTTAGTTTCCACGATTATCCTCCACGGAACGTATTATATATACCAGCCGCAGCAAGACCACCGCCTAATAGTGTCTGCCCTACGCCCGGTGCCGGAGCACTTTCTGTGCGTGTAGTTTGTGTAGCTTGTGGCACACCGCTCATAAGGTTAGCGTAACGCTGGTACTGCATGTACGGATAGTCGGCTTCCCGCAAGAAGTCTCCATAGTCAAGGTCACGCCGCTGCTGGCCAAGAGCTTGCTCCTGTGCCGCTGTGGAAGTCTGCAAGCCGTAACGTGCAAGGTCCGCATTCTGCTGCGCCGAACCGATATTAGAGAGTGTTTGTCCGAACTGACCCAACTGACCGAAAGCAGCTAGTCCTTGACCTGCACCAAACTGACGCGACTGCTCACGCATACGCTGGCGCTCAAGGTCCGCCTGCTGGTTCGCCCGAAGAGCTTCAAGTCCGGTGGATGCACCCAGACGTTGCGTCTCAAGTGCGGCCTGCAAGTTTTGCTGGCCCGTGGTGAGTTGTGCCTGCTGGTTGGCCAAGGCAGCCTGCATGGCTTGTTGTTGGTTAAGACCTTGCTGCTGAAGCTGCGCCGCCAAATTCTGGACATTAGCCTGCGAAGCGGCGTCAAGGTTAGCAAGTGAGGCACGTAGGTCTGTCTCGGTACCAAGCTGCTGCGTTTGCAGGTTGGCCATAAGATTCTGCTGACCTGTGGTTAGCCCCGCTTGCTGGTTGGCCAGCGCAGCACGCATCGACTGCTCGGCATTCATACCCTGAGCTTGGAACTGCTGGGCTTGGTTATTAACACGTGCCTGCTGCTCTTTGTCAAGGTTAGCCAAAGCCGCCTGTAGACCCGTCTGGGTGCCAAGCTGTTGCTGCTGGAGTGCCGCTTGGAGATTCTCACGTCCGGCTGTCATACCCGCTGCACGGTCACGCTCAAACTGGGCTTGCGCACTTTCGTACGCTGCCTGACGTCCACGAGCCTCGATATCACCAAGCTGCTGACCAAGATTACGCTCACGCTCAAGACCAGCAAGTAGCTGACGGCTACCACCATAAGTGCCCTGACGTGCGGCACCAAGGTCTTGAACAAGCTGCGATTGCTTCGCACTGCGGATAGCTTCGCGCTTCTGTGGCTCCATTACGGCTTCCGCAAAAGGCGACATGTACTGCTGAGCCTGCACGCCACCAAACTGCTGTGGAGCATCCATACGGAACTGCTCAAGCGGACCTTGGCCATACGTAGTCTGCGCTGCCTGCATATCTTGCGACTGCACATTGCTACCTTGCACATTACCCGGCTGCTGCATTTGGAAGTAATTCAAGTTTGGTGTGAAACCAGTCTGAGCGGCTTGCATCTGGGGTGTGCCGTATTGCTGAGCACGCACATTACGTACTGGACCCATACTATACTGCTGCAGGTTGGGCATACCGATTTGCTGAGCACCAAACTGACCGGGATTATACTGCGCATTGGCAAGTGTGCCTTGCGCGGCAGTGTTCATAAAATTGGAAGCCTGACCAAACTGACCCGGTGTCTGCATACCAGCAATTTGGTTTTGAAGGTTTTTCTGCTGCTGCGTAAACCCTTCGAGGCGGTCGCCCCCTTGGTAGATAGGCATATCGGTACGCAAAAGACCCTGCGCACCCTGCATAAGGGTGTTATAGTAAGGCAGTTGGGCCGCACCGATATTCGATGTGGTCTGAATAACATTTTGAGTAGTAGTTTTAGAGGCCATTACAAATCATCCTAGTCCACGACGCAGTTTGGTATCTTGCCCACGCTCTGCTTTCTTGCGGGCCGCGTGTGCCTTGTTCATAAGCGAGTACAGTTTATCAGTGCCCTTCTTTGCACTACCTTTTCCTAGGCGTTTAACTGCTTCTGGTGGGAACAGCACTTCGTCGCGGGCAACACGTGCTTCTTGCTTGCCGCCTATACTTGCGCGTATCGAGTCACTCACTCCGTCACCGGGTCCTTGCAGTGGCTGTCCACCCATACGGGATAAAAACTCCATGCCAGCATTGCTGCTGCCATTACCAAGCTCTGATACCGTGCGTGCATCGACTACAAAAGAACCGTTGCGCATGTTCACCGGACCACCATCGGCGTAGCCTTCTTCTTCGGGATCGACGCCACCCATGTAGGTAACCGGCACAAAGTTGTACATGTTCTGGCCCTTCTTGGCCTTCGGATTTAGCACTGGCTGCATAATCTGCGTACCGCGTACTGTGCTGGAACCGGGCTGTACTACCTGCCCCATGGTGTTATAGATTTCAGGCATACCTATTGCGAAGTGCCTGCGCTGCTTAGATGACGTAGGGTCTCCAAGGTCCATGATTTGCTTGCGGTCCTGCGCATAGTATGGGCCTTGATACGAGTTATCAATCTGACCATCCGGCCCCATCGAACCACCCGAAGGTGTCATCGCGCCGCTAATACCCTGTATGGCACCAGAAGCAGCCAGTGGAACCGCAGCCTTACCAAGAAGCCCCGTCATATTACCTTTAGCGGTATTAGCAAAACCCTGTGCAAACTTACCTAAGACACCGGGGGCGGCAGTTTGGCCAGCAGCTTGGCTAATAGCGCCGGGCAGATTTCCGGTTACCTTAACAGCACCCTCTACAGCAGGCAGTCCTAACGGGTTAGCCACATTACCCGCCACATTCTGAGCGACGTTTCCAGCAGTAGCACCCGCCGTGTTAGTTGCTGCTGTTTTAGCAAGTGCGCCCTGAACACCACCAGCCAATGAAGCACCCCCATAGGCACCCAGACCTGCGGAAATACCCTTTTTGATGTCACCAGTTACTGCCGCTGTACCAAGACCTGTCATAAGTCCAGCCTGTAATGCGGTGCTAAGACCCTTAATAGCTAACCCAGAACCCGGAAGTATAAAATTCATACCAATACCTAGCAACGTAGGCAGTAGTTTCTTAAGGATGCCCGCTTCGGGTAGGCCGGTTTCCGGGTTAATTGTAAGTGAACCACCATGCGCCATGGCCAGACCCTGAAGGCTGTTAACCTCTTCAGGTGTCATGTGGACGAGCATCGAGTCTTCACCGCGCCCCTGCGACTGCAGCTGTCGTGCCATCGGATTAGCCGTCACAGACAAGCCACCTTGCGAGGGCAGGCCACCAGACATCCCCGGAATCTGCTGTCCAAGCACGGGAGGGTTGCCGACCGGGGGTTGCCCAGTGTTCATTTCTGCGTATGTTGGCGGAGCAGCCTGCATGTCCATTGCGATATCCTACCTTGTACCTACGCTTATAGCGCTAATCTGTCCAAAACTAAAGCCCTTACGCATCATGTTATCTCCGACACGAACTCGACCTGCACAATAGCCGAAGGGGTAGCAGGAATAGCGGGGGTAACACCGGCTGAATAAGTCACTGCGGGGAAGTGCTCAAGTGTGACACTGGTGCTCGTGGCGTGCCACATAAGCTGAATATAGTCGTTTGCCGCCAACTCGACCATGACGGATGTAGCAGCGATGAGATGCGAGGCTGTACCTGTGCTTTTGCGTGGCGGTATCGAGAACCGACTATTAGTGTCGGGGATATCCGTACCGTTCTTACGTATCCAAATATCAATGTCTTGTAGGTCGTTGGTTGTGTTCTTTAGTTGAAGACTAAACGTGACGTTGTATACACCTTCGTTCGGGACCGTAAGCCGAGAGCCGCTACTTAGCGTAACCCCATCCAAGAAGTCAGATTGGTCATAGGTAATTGCGTAAGCCACATCAATAGCAGCAATCGTCTGGTCTGTTTGGCTCTGAAACTGCCCATACGGGAATGATAAGTGGACCCCACTTCCGTAGAAAAAGTCAGCCGTGTAGCTCTGGGCATAGTTCGGCGTGTTGCTGTCCAACTGCGAGAAGTAAGTTTCAAGCACACGGATAAGCTGCCGCACATACTGTGGGTCGTATTCCGACGGTGCGTTGGGTAGCGGGGCTGCCTTAAACTTCGTAAGTGCCATTAGCGCCGCCCATCTGGTCGTGCATCAAGGCGCGGTGCGCCAAGCTGCCACTGGACCCCAAGGTTTTCTGACCTAATCTTAAACGCCATCTGACGGGCACGCGCCCGCATGAAGACCTGATCGGTATAGACACCGACCGAAGTTTCTATAACACGCTGCGTATCAGCGGCGTCCGAACTGAATGTACTACCCGGGAAGTTGCGTGGGCGCACAGTCAGCGTGACTTCGGGAGATGCAGCGGTCGAACCCTCAAAGCCGACGTCAGGCAGTATACGCCGGGTGAGCATGAAGTTGTCACCGTCATCAAGGTCAAAGTCAGACGACTGGATGTAGCTGTCCATTGGATCAGTATCATCGTCGATACCGTCTTCGTGGTTGTAGATATATCCATCCC